GGTTATATGCCTCCTTTGCGTCTCACACATGCGCATTGGGGGCTATATTTTTTATGTGCGGAATCGATTAACGGCAGCGTAAAGAATGAAACGAGCTACTGCGGGATAGTAACAAAGCTCAGAGGTATGGCGAAGGTATAAGCCTCAGGTTACTTAGGGTAGGCAATTACTCTAAAAGATAGATACCAGGTTAGTGCACATTGCTGATGACACTAATTCATAATGGCGAAGAACTCAAGCGACAAGCAGAGAGACAGTCATTTAGATGAGAGCCCAACAGAAAGAGTAATCTTTTTGCTTGGATACTTCTATCTCTCATTTAGCTCAGAATCTAAGCTCTAAGCATAGAGTTAATAGCTAAAGCTAATAGCTAATTAGCAAAAGCTTATAGTTAATTACACTAATAGATGTAATTACTAAACTAACTAACTAATGAATGACAATAGCTATAACTTTTTGAAGGCTCAAGTGAAAATGTTTAACCCTAACTGGAGCGAAGAGCAGGTAGATAAAGAATGTGAGCGCATCTTAAATGCGGGAGAGGGTGGAGAGGATGAGGCTTGCTTATATTGTGGATCGTAACTAATAAACAAAGGAGATATGAAGTGTAACATAACATTTGACCTTGACTCACCTGAAGATAGAGCGCATCATATTAGATGCACTAAGGCTTTAGATTTAACACTATGCTTAAATCAGTTAAACACTGAGCTATTAGCTATTTTTAAATATAATGAATTGACTAAAGAGCAGCATGAAGCATATTTTGAGGTAAAAAAGCTATTAGATGAAACATTAGAAGAGTATGGTATTAACTTAGAAGAACTAAATAGATGATATTAATACCAGCACAACTTGAAAGCGTAGGCACTCGAAAGGATAAGACTCTCAAGCTTACCTTTGGCACTAACGAACTCTCACCGGCACAAGCTGCTGAGCTATTCGGCACAGCCAATCAGTTCGGTTATCTTGCATTCAAAGATGAGAGCTTCAGACGTGAGGAGTTAGATGCTGTGGAAAGCTTGAAATCAGAGTTAGAAGATACACTTAAGAAACCATCTCAACGCTTACGCGGTATAATGTTTAGAGTTTATGAAGCTGATAGTGAAGGATTTACTACATTTGCTAAATACTACGACTCTAAGATGGAGCAGTTAATAACACACTTTAAGAATAAGTTAGCGTAATGGAGGAGGACAAAGGACAAAATGTAACTATCAAAAAAGATGCTATGCTTCAGGCACTTACGTCTACACTTGGTAACGTAACTGAGGCAGCAGAGAAGATAGGCATAGCACGTAAGACTCATTACGAATGGCTCAAAGATGATCCTGAGTATTCTGCTGCTGTAGCTTCGCTCAAGAATGTAGCTTTAGACTTTGCAGAGTCGCAGCTTAAGAAGCTGATGGAGGGAGCAGAGCGCCAGGCATTAACTCATGATGGTGAGGTAGTAACGATTAAGGATGCACCTAACACAAGCGCTGTTATCTTCTACCTTAAGACTCAAGGCAAGCAGAGAGGTTACATCGAAAGGCAAGAGCTGAGCACAGAGATAAAGAGTATTAACATAACCATAGACGGTACAAACATATGAGCAAAATAATTGATTTAATTCAATTTGACAATGTCAAGATTGAAAAAAAGAAAGACTTAGAAAGTTATATTTATCGAGCAACATTAAAAAAATATGTTGTATTTCAATTGTTAGATAAAAATAATTTGATAACACTTGAGGAATTTGAGACTGAATCTAAAGAATTTATTATTCTTGGAATATTGAGCGGTAAAATTTTAGAGGAGTGTGATGCCGATGATACCGAATACTTTACAGAATTAAAGAATAAAATGGAAAGTATGCCTCAAGAAGTTGATGATTACTTGTGGTCAATAGGATTAAAAAGAAGAGACTAATGAGCGACAAGATAATAAGCACTAAGTACAGTGACCAAACGCTCGGCACATACGTAGACTTCATGGCTGCAGGGGAAGATACTGTTAGTCAGATTCAAGCCATCACAGGGCTTAAGCGCGATGACATCAGGAAGATTGATGTCACACAAATTGAAAAAATTGTGACAGCTTACGCTAATGGTTTAAAGAATGATGAGAAGGTATTTAAGCAATTTATAGAGATAGATGGTATTAAGTTCGGCTTTCATCCTAACCTTAAATCTATGACGTTTGGAGAGTGGTTAGATTTGTCTGAGCTGAGTAAGAACTTCCCCCATCAGCTGCCTGAGCTTATGTGCATTCTCTACAGACCTGTTACTGCTGAGATTAACATGCAGTATAAGATAGAGGAATACGATAGTGATGTTCATCTTAAATATGCGCCTCAAATGAGGAAGATGAACTTAGCCAATGTGAATGCTGCACTGCTTTTTTTTTTGACACTCAAAAACGATTTGCTGAGCAATACACCCGAATATTTAGAGCAGGAGCTGGAGAGGCTGAAGAGGGAGATAACTCAGTTAGCCGAAGAGGTGAAACATTAGCCTCAGTCTATCAATGGTGGCATGTGATAGAGGAGATGGCGGAGAGAGATGTAACCAAGTTCGATGCAATAACTAAAACAAGAGCCTCAACAATATTCACTCATCTAACCTATGCGATGGACTACGCTAACAGCATGCAACAAAAGCTAACTTAATTTCCACTATAAAGATATGAGCACAATCAATTACACATACAACGTAATAGTAGATAGGTTTAGACAGTTCGCAGCAGGGCACTTCCAACTGCGTAGGTTTACGCATGGTGAGATTTCACAGGCTGACTTAGAGAAAGAGGCAGAGTGGCCATGGCTGCACGTTAAGCCTCGCGCTATTAACTACTCGCCTGGTACACGTTCATTTCAATTCGAGATATTCATTAGTGACTTACCTCGCGATAAAGAAGATAAGACAGGCTACCAAGCTGAGTCAATTACTGATTGCTCTTTAATCTTTCAGGATTTAATCAATGAGATTTACTTGGGTAATATGTTCGGCTCAGATGTGGTGCTTACTCGCCCTGTCAGTTCTTCGCCATTCGTTGAGCAATACACTCACACGCTAACAGGAGTTACAGGAACAATAGAGCTTAATTTAGATTACGATTGGTCAGCGTGTAGCATTCCTGCAAGCTGGAACTATAACACTCCAACTGATTCGGGTAGTGATGGATGGGGAGCTTTGCAATTTATTGAGAGCTTAGATCAGAATGGGGTATTTGTTAGCTTGCTGAATGATGAAGAGACACCGGGTAACTCTTATTACTACGGAACTGATGCAAGCGGTGTTAAAGGATGGTATGCTATAGTGGATAACATCGGGCTGACTTGCGAGACTTTACCAGACTGCGCTACTATCATCAGCATTCTTGAAGATATCGAAGCTCTGCAAACTGATGTAGCTTTAAAGGCTAACACTGCTGACTTAGGAGCTACTGCTTTTAGTAATGACTATGGAGATTTAGATAACCTTCCAACTATACCAACTTCACTACCTCCAAACGGAGCAGCGGGTGGAGACTTAACAGGCACTTATCCTAATCCAACAGTTCACAGAGTACACGGAGTAGATTTCCAAAGTGGTGCGCCTGCTGTGGATGATACTTGGATATACGTTAGCACTCCATTCGGCTCACAGCCTTTTCAATGGCAGCACAGCAAGTTAAAGACATCGCAAGTACAAAACGATAGCACAGTTACAGGAACAAACGCAGATGATGCGCTTGAGCATTTAGATAGTACAAAAGTTCCAACAACGCGAACGCTCACAATCAACGGCACTACGCAAGATTTAAGCGCTAACAGAACATTCACTATCGCGACAGGCTTAACGGTTGGCACTACACCAATAACAAGCGGAACGGTAGGTCGTGTGTTGTTCGAAGGAACAGGCAATGTACTTCAAGAGAGTGCTAACTTCTTTTGGGATAATACTAACGCGAGGTTAGGTATTGGTACGGCTTCGCCTGCTTATCAATTGTCTTTATCAGGTAGTGCTAATATACAAGGGGCAACAGGTCTTAACTTTTTAGTAGGTACACGAGGTATTTTCTTTGGGTTAACAGGCTCAACAGAAATATCTACATATCTTGCTACTTCGCCTCTTATCTTTTCTTTGAATCAAGGTTCTACTCCTGTCGCAAGATTCTCTGCAACTAATGGTAACTTGTTAATCAACACAACAACAGACGCAGGGTACAAGCTCGATGTGAATGGGACGGCGAGGGTGACGGGTGCTTTAACTGCAAATACTTTAACATTACTTGGAAATACTTTATTCATTGCAAGTGCAACTGTCGGAGGTTTATTTGCTACGCGTTATACGAATAGTGTTTCTTATAGCGGTGGTCATATTTTTACAAATTCAACAACTAACATAAGTGCTACTTCGGGAGATAATTTCACCTTACAATCAATACAAGGTTTTGCGCCAACAAGCGGAACGGCTAATTATGGAGCTTTAGCAATTGCTCCTACCATTAACCAAACAGGCGGCGCAAATGGAATCACGCGCGGGTTGTATGTAAACCCAACTTTAACAGCAGCAGCAGATTTCAGAGCGATTGAAGTAACGGCAGGAACAACTGTTTTAGCACCTTCGGTAACAGCAAGAGCATCTTTAAGAATACCGAGTGGAACAGCACCTACCTCACCAGTTAACGGTGATATTTGGTTTGACGGAACTAACCTAAATGTTAGAATTGCAGGAGTAACAAGAACAATAGTAGTACTTTAATAATATAATTACAATGGCTAAAATACAACCAATAGTTTTTCCTTTGAATCAAGGAACAGCAACAGAGATGAGCGTTCTCATTCTTAACTTCGAAACAGACGCAACTACTTGCACTACCTACTACGAAATCAAAACAGACGAAGGCAAAGTTCTAAGCAATGGAAATTACACATTGACTACAGCTGAGTTCGCAGCGTGGGGTGAAGATAACACGTGGGTAGAACAATGCGTAGCAAACGCAATAGGAGTAACAATTTTATCTTTCTAACTATGAACTTGACAGAGGAACACTTGAAGCAGTTAGACGCTTTCATTCAAGAAATGCCAACCAAATTTGGCTTGCCATTGATTCAATTCTTCAACAAGATTAAAGAGGAAGCTGATAAAGAATGAGCATACTTGCTGAGCTGTTTGAACAGGGAGCGCTATACGATGTGCTTTTAGATTTCGGTGAGACCGTTACGGATCGCGCGCGCTCTAACATTAGAATACAGCAAACAAGATACGGCAAGAAGCGCAGAGCCAATACTACAGGCACGCTTGCGGCTTCATTGTATTACGATATAGATGTAACAGGAACTACTCCATCTATCGGCTTTAACTCATCAGCAGACTATGCTAAGTGGGTGGAGTATGGAAGGCAAGGTAAGGAGAGTAATTACAAAGGAATAGATACACGCTTTGCAGCGGGAGCAGCCAAGCCTCCAGTACCTGCGATTCTTAATTGGATGAATCTAAAGAGAATTAAGTTACGCTCAATAGGTGAGACAGGGCGCAGAACTAAGTTCGCAACAAGCTCAATAAACAAAGATGAGAAGCAACGATTAGCAGTAGCTACTGCGATGGCGAAGAGCATTGAAAAGAAAGGTATTGCACCACTATACTATTGGAGAGATGCATATCTTGAGACTCTACCTGAATACGCTGCTCAATTTAACGAGGCAATGGGGGATGCGGTGTATATCTACATTCTAAATCAAACAAGAAAACTAACTAATATTAAACCTGCATAATGGCAATTACAATACATCAGCAGCCATACATTTTTACTGCGCTTAAGCAGAAGCTTATCGTGGTGGCTACATCTTCAAACATCGGGCAGCCTGGCTTTCGCTATGTGATAACAGTAAGCAACGGCACTACTACAAATACTTTTTACGTGCAGCCTAACATCAATGGTGCTTTAGTGTTTGACCTTAATCCTGTAGTAGCTCAAGCAATGGATTTAGGTGTAAACAGCACTGATTCAGTACCTTCATTATTTGCATCTATAACGGTGCAAGATGCGGATACATCGCGTAATGTTTTAGGCATTAGCACAATCATTCAAGAAGGCTATGAAGTGCTTGGTGTGTTTACTGTGCAGGCTACTGAATATACATTGGATGGCAGCGCATTAATCAATGCAGCGTTTCAGATTTCTGATGGCTTTAATCCTAATCCTGCTACTCACTTTGCTCTAACATCAGGCACAAGTTATATCATGAGTGACTTAGTACGTAGCACCTATGCAATGGATGACGTATTAACTCAGTATAGCTTAGGCGCTAACACGATTGGCATAACAGCTTTTGCTGATGATTATGGAGTGCTTACTATTCCTGCTGATAACGGCACTAACTTAACAGGCAATGCTATTAATAACGTGCAAATAGTGCAATTCAATGCAGCAGGCACACCTATTCAGACTGATACTTTATCTTGCGTAATTGCAGCAGGAACTATTAACCATCTGCCACTACTACCAGGTAACATAGAAGATATTTTCGGATTGCAGTCTACTTGGCATCACTACATCATTAACTTCAGAAAGAGTGGAGGCACAGCCGCTGCACGATCAATAGCAGTATTCAAGGCAGATGATGAATGCAGATTTGAAAAGATTAGATTAGGCTGGACTAACAGCCGAGGCGGGTGGGATTACTTTAATTTTACTAAACGCTCTGAGGAAAGTTACTCAGTGGAGCGCAAGAGATACAGAAAGGTAGTAGGTAATTATGGCACAGCTGATGAAACTACAGCCTTTGATTTTAACACATACGACAGAGGTTTAACCGAGCGCAGTCCATTTGTTGAGAAGATGATGCGTATACGCACTGACTTCTTAACCGAAGGGCAGTTTGAATATCTTAAGAATCTTATCTACTCTGAATCAGTCTACATGATTGGAGCAGATGGCTCAGCTACACCAGTAGTAATTGAATCTAATAACTACGTGGCTATTAAGACTCGCAGTTACGCGAAAACAGACTTAGAATTGACATTGAAATTTAGCAACGATTACACAGCATGAAGCCATCAGTAATTCTAACAGTTAAGGCAACCAATGGAGCTGCTGTAGTAGTGGACCTATACGAGAATGAGAGCATAAGCTACTCATCTAACTTTAACAGTGTTTCTGAGTTCACTACCAGGGGAGCTTTCTCGCGTGAGTTCAGAATACCCGCAACGAAGGCTAACGTAGATTTCTTCGGGCAGCAGTATAACGTGAATCTATTGAATGATGATACTACACAGATTAACGTATTACGCAAGATAGAGGCAACGCTATCAGTAGACACTTTACCAATTGCGGAAGGGCACATCCAATTTAAGCAGGCCATTACTCAGCAAGGCAAGATGCATGAGTTCGTTATAGCATTCTTTGGAGAGACTGTAGATTTAGCGCGAAGCATTGGAGATAAACTGCTCAAAGAATTAGACTACTCAGATTTAGACCATGACAATACTTTTGAGAATGTTAATGCTATAAATGACAGTACGTTATTTGATGGCGCTGCATGTTACACTTTAACTGATAGAGGGCAGAATTGGAGTGAAGATACAGCCATAGGTAGCAGAAGGATATTCAGCTCAGTTAATCCAATCTATACAGGCGAATTAACTTTAGCACTTCAGGCTAAATGGCTTTTAAATAAGATAATTACTGAGGCAGGCTTTACTTGGAGCGGAACTACAATAGATGAAGAGCTTCAGCGCATGTATGTGCCTTACATTACAGGGCCACGAACTGAAGGATTAAGCAACGATGAGGCTAAGTTTAAGGTAGACTTTACAAGTGCTACAGCATTCAACTTAAACGTAGACGATGGTAATGGCTATTATTCTAAACAGTTAACAGGATGGCATGAGGTAAGTGATCCATCTAACAGCTGGGCATCTAATGCCTATACTGCTCAGGGTAGCTTTACAGCAGGAGTTACAATTAAATTGCAGGTAGAGGTAGATACTACAGGATATTCAGCAGACACACAGCATTTTTATGATGTGCTCTTACAACGTGTTAGAGGTGGAGTAACTGATTTGATTCCATTACCTAACACGATGGCTGTAGGCCCTACATCTTATCAGTGGAACTACATCACTCAAAGCTATCAGCCTGCTGCACCTGTTAATCCATTTAGTGTTTATTCAAATGCACAAATAGATGTCATGCAAGGCGATGTGTATACTGTTGTTATGCGAGCACATCCTGGCAGTTCACCATTAATAGAAATACAAACAGATGCATTTAGTATTAACAGCTTCTTTGAATTTAATTATGTTAGTGGTTTAAACTATGCTTATCCAGTTCAGATTGCTAACAACGCACCTGAGATGAAACAAGTAGATTACTTGCGCGATATTCTTAAGATGTTTAACGCAGTGCTTGTGCCTAATCCTAACATGCCTAACGCAGTAGAGATTATTCCAATGGTGGAATATTTAGGCAGCGGTGAGGATTACGATTGGACAGGCAAGCTTGACTTATCTAAAGATATCGTGCTTACTCCTGCTGCTGACATTAGAAAGCGCCTACTGAAATGGAGCTACAAAGAACAGGGAGATTTCTTTAACGCTAAGTACAAGACAGGAGCGCAGCGCATCTATGGTGAGCTTCGCTTAACTGATCCAGGCAATGACTTCAGCACAAGTGACTACACTGTTGAATTAACATTCGGCGCTTCACCTTGTGACCTTATACCTAACACTAACTACATCATCCCTAAATATTTCAACGAAAAGGGTGAGTTCATGACACCTGGGCCACGCATTCTTTATAGAAGAGATTTCGCAGAGAGCGCTGTAGTTATGGTTTATGATGAGGTAGCAGAAGATGCAAGCTTCACTGTTATTCCACTACTTAGCCATTACAAATCTATTCCAACAGAGATAGGTACTGATGACCTGAACTTCGGGCAAGAAATTCCTCCGCATCCAATTGAGGCCATGCCATTGCATACGCTTTTTGATAGATATTGGAGAGATTATATCGCAGAGCTTTACGATTCAGAGCAGAAGATAATGGAGGCTTATTTTAAGTTATCTGTAACCGATGTATTTGGGTTAAAATTTAATGATAAGATTTGGGTTAAAGATTCATGGTGGAGAGTAATAGAATTAACCGATTATATTGTAGCAGATGAGCAAGTAACAAAGTGCAAGCTTATTCGTTTACTTGACATCGGAGCGCTATGTGAGTTCACACCATCTACCATTAACGTAAGCACAGGAGCAGTAGAGTTTTTAGATTACGATGGAGATACAAGTTATGGATCACAAGAGTGCTGCGAATATTACGGCTATACATGGAGCAGTGTTAAAGGCAGATGTTATGCATCTACTTTAACAAATGGAACAGGCGGCATAATCGGCTCACCAAATAACTCAGGCGGTAGCAATATCACTAACACAAGTGGTAACCAAAAGAGTGCTACCGGAATGGGCAACGTGGTTCGTGCAGAAATTGAGAATAATAACGAGCGCATCTTTGTTAGTGGCTTAGGTCATGGCATTAGCCCTAACAATAACTACAGCCAAGCCATGGGTTATCGCAACTTTATCAGGCCTAATCTTGAAGGCACTACTGTGATGGGCCGATGGGCAGAAGCAGATGTAAGAGGTGTTCACTTTGGTGGTGGTACTTGGTACGATGGTACTTCAGATTTCGGGACAACTATACCAGGGCGCTCACAACATGGCTTTATTCAGCTTATGGGTGTAGGTAATATGGTAAGCAATCCAACGGATGTAAACTTATTCATAGATGGTATTAACAATGGGCGCATAACTATGCCTACTGAGACTGTATGGAATCTGAAGGTTTATATCTCAGTCATGGAATATGACTATGGGGTTTCTGATTTCACAGGAAAGGTTGCATCTGTTGAATATAGCTGCATGGTATGGCGCGATAAGGTAACGCATTACAGCGCTACACCTCATAAGATACATGAATTCACAAGTGGCTTTTCATCTAACACATTTGCGCTGCACTTGCCTATAGTAAGCAATAAGATTGCACCTCATTTAGAGTGCAAGCATACAGGCAAGACTGCTGTAATCAGCGCAACGTTTCAATACACACAAACTAAGTTTCAACGTACACCTATAATATGACAAATCCTTACGAAGATATTATCTATAGTATGACTTTACTACGCTCAGGAGTGCCTGGTAAGAGTAAAGAATTTCACCAAGCAAGTGGTATCCATCATGCAAGGCGCAAGGTGTGGCAAATAAGGGCTATTAATTACACTATATTAATAACAGGACTAAGCTTAATTGGATTAATAATTTATAGCATCGCATAATGGCAGCACCACAAGAAATGATATTAAAGCTCCTCTTTAATGATGATGGAACTTTTGTAGGTTTAGAGCAGATTAATAATGAACTTCAGAAAGTAGATAATTCTACAACTCAAGTTGAGCAATCTACTAAAGGTCTGAAGCAGCAATACGCTGAATTAAGAAAAGAGCAAGATAAGTACGATCCAGGTACTGAAAAATTCAATGAGCTATCCGTTCAGATGGGTGAGCTTAAGGATAGGATGAATGATGCTGCCGATGCTGTAAGAGGTAATACAGGCCCTGCTGTTGAAGGTTTACGCAACTCATTTGGAATGATGGGTGAGCAAATAATGAATCTCGATTTTGAAGGTTTAACACAATCTTTAAATTTAGTAACAGCGAATATCAATAGAATTGATACTAAAGCTTTAGGAGAAGGATTAAGTGCTGCATTTAGAGCTGGTGTTGCGGGTGTAAAAGCGTTAGGTAAAGCTATTGCTGCTAATCCATTATTATTATTAGCAAGTATTATTGCAGGAATTATTGCATACTGGGAAGAGCTTACAGCACTTTTTGAAATGTACCAAGCTAATGGAGTAGCTAAAGTAAAATACTATTTGGAGAAGTCGCTTGAGGCTATGAAAAAACAAGAGCAAAGCTTAACAAAGCAAATAGCTCTGAGCAAGGCTTATGGTGACTCTTCATTTGTTCAGTATAGACTTCAGGAGCAATTATTAAAGAATCAGATTAAACAGCAAGAAACGCAGATGCGTATTGCTGAAATAAGTAGAGACAAAGAAAAATTACAAGAGTCTTATAATAAAAAAATAGAGCTTCAAAATCAATTAGCA